CTGCTGCTGGTGTAATGAAATCAATGCCACGGTTAACGCTGCCGGTTATTGCTGGCTCAAATAACAAACTACCCGCTGGCACAAAGTCGGCGCTGAGGGTAACTGCACCCGGTGTGGCTACCGGCTCGAAAATATTACTGTTTGTTGCGAGATAATCTAGTAATAATGTTGATGAAGCTGACTCCAATGCAGCAACATCATTATTAGCTAGTAACGCAGTATGCGCGTCTGCAACTTGTGTTTCGGTTAATGCGCCCGAAAACAATTCGGCATAATAAACCTGCCCGCCTATGTTTCTTTCCTTACTCGGTCTGTTCCCTATTGATATATATTTTGTTTCGCCACCAATGGGCAGCGCCGTGTTTTGTACAAACGGAGTAGCGGTGCTGGTTACTTGCAATACGCCGTCATAATAAACCTTACATCTGTCTGCGCCTACGGCCTGAGCTGTATCCACCACCACGCCAATAGTTGCGACGCCGGTGGGGAATGGGAACTCTTGCTGTGTAGTATATACGTCGTCCCCCCAACGCACCCTTAACCTAGTTGGTTTTAACAGAACGCCAAAATCGCCATTGCCGCTATATGTTCCCCATACAGCAATCCGCCCTGCCTCCAAGTTACCAACAAGACTACCTACATGCAGCAGCATCGATGCGGACGTAACGCCGCCTAATGATGCACTAATATTACCGTTTGTTACGGTATCGGATAACACCACAACGGCTGTCGCGCTATATGACGGAGCCGCAACAAAATCCACCCCGTTGCCCGCGACATTGCTCGTCCAATTTGCATCCGCGACATTATAATCAATCGTTAAATCGCTGCCATTGCTGGTATCATCAGCAACAGTAGCAGGCACCTGCCCGCTGCTTGCCTCGCTGAACAACCACCTTGCTATGGATACAGCTGCCATTTTTTACAGCGCAAACAACCCGGACGTATTATAAGACACAACAATATCGCCGCCATTTGGTGTAATTGGTGTAAAGCCATCGTGATAACAAATAAGCGGACTGGTTGTAATCACGCCGCTGTCTTTATAATGAATTAATGCGTCTACGGTTTTTACACCGTCAATGGCAACAGCGGTAAATGTGATGTCTGCTGCATTGTCAAACACGCCGTCGGTTGTGGTTTTCGCGCCCAGTGTCTGGTTTGCTTCGCTGTTGTACGATGCGTTTACGGCATACAGACCGACATCATCCCAGTCCTGATGAGCGGCTGAAAATGTGTAGTCTGCACTGGTATCGACAATGCCAACTTTTATGGTGTCACTTGGTAGGTCGATAAAAGAATGGACTCCACCGCCTAATGCCTGTGCTTTAAAGTTTGTATATAACGCGCTCATAATATAAATCCTATAGTTTGTGGTTGAGGCTTGCCTCGTATTAACTGTTGCTCAATTAATAATTTTGTGTGGTATGTTTCGATATTTAATTGGGTTAGTTTTTTTACTTTATCTACAATAAATTGCGCATCGTTCTGACTTTTGATTTCTAAAAAAACCATTTTCAATACGGTCTCACCATTAAATTCTGAGGTGATTGCTAATACTGTTTTTTGTGTGCCAATGGATAATTTAAACTTAACCTGTCCTATTTTTTCTTTGATTATTTTTTCTGCTGTATTGCCAAATATAATGGCATCGTGCGCACAATTAAAACCACTAATCACATGATCTGTTATGCGTTTGTATTGTCGAGCTTCACTTGTTTCCATTTATTTTTCTCTCATTATTGCCACTGTCATGCCGGTGCCGTCCGGCTCCAGGTAGCGCACTGTAAATGATTTCGTTTCGATAACAATTACATAATTTTGATTTATGCTTATCGTTTTTTTTAAAAAAGTGAATGTAGGCGCAAAACCCTGTACGTCTAATGTCTCTATGTATTGACGCTCAAACACGCCAACTATATTTCCGATTAAATTATTGTTGCTATCAAATACGGCAACAGTTTCGCCTACTGCGTTTAGTATTTCTGCATCGGCAATAGCCATGTCGTTTAAAAATGTGTCTGGCATTTTCTTTCCAAAAAAAAACAGCCCGGTTTTTAGTCGGGCTGCTTAAGGGGAGTAATTACGTCCTTGTTGAGTTTTGCGCTAAAAGGGTAGCGCTATCCTTTATCTGCTTGATCAGCGTCATCAATCTTGTCAGCTGAAGATTCACTGACTGTGCCGCCACCAGCATTCACAATACGTTTAACATCGGCATCTTTTAAACCATATTTTTTATCCGGCAGATCAATTTTCGTGCTCGGTTTAATGGTGACACGTTCGCCTTTTATAACAACACAAAGCGAACACGCCAGTATTAAAATTTTAGCCATGATATTTCCTCTTAAATAATTTAAAAATAAAAAGCCCGCTATTGAAGCGGGCTTTTTACAGATTTAGCAGTTAGCTTATTTGACTGTTGCGCCAACTGAAGCATTTGGCCGTGATGGGATCATTAGCGGCGCCGACTGTGACATAACGTAAGTTACTGCCGGATCATTTTCCTGCCACATTTTAGGAAACAAAGACATTGCCTGGTAGTTTGCATTTGCATCCAGAATAGCACCGTGTGCACGCACACCTTCAACTGCCGGGGAACTCGCAATAACGGTGTTATCCGGCATGTAGTCGACCTTGGTACCGGTGCTATCTTTATACCAACCACTATAAACCCAGCACTCAATATCTGCACCAAGAAGCCCTTTAAAGCTAACAAACTGGCCTGCGGCTGGTCCTGTTTCTAATGTGGTGGTCGATCCGCGCCGGGTATCCAGCAGATCTTTTACTGCCTGGAATTTAATAAACAGATTCCAGGCGGTTTTAGAAAATACCAGTTTAGTCAGTGGGCCTTCTAAAAGAACCGCCCAGGCCTCAATATCACCGAGTGGGTCTGCTGTACCAAGTTGGTCCCATGCTGTACCGCCTGCTAATAAAACAGTATTGGCAGCATCACGTTTAAAATCAACTTCAACTTTCGGGTAGTCTTCACCTTCAACAACAATTTTTCCCGTTAATAGCGCACGCACCGCCATCCATTCTTTCAAGCGCATGATCTTTTGACGTTGGCGATCAAGCAGGTCAGCAATGATGGCATCAATGCGCTGCGCACCCGTTAATTGACCGCTGCCGATTGCTTCTCCAATTGCTCTGCGTAATGCACGTTCTGGGTCGACAACATCTTTCGGTTTGACATAAGCCGGTTTAAATTTACGCAGTTCCTGACCTTGCGCTTTGTTTGCTTTTCCGGCTACCATTGGTGACACGAAAGGAGCCAGCAACATATCGTCACTAATCGCATCGAAATCAATAGATGATGTTTCAAAGTTGATTTCTTGTGTAAAAAACATACTTAGCAAAAACGGTTCGAACTGATCAAATTCGCGAACTACGCCTGCTAGCGTGGAAGTATCATATGAATCCATTTTGGTTTACCTCTATAATTTTATTTGTTTGTGTTATCAGCCAGGTTATGGCTTAACGAATAACGATCATGCTGCCATCGAAAGCAGCTTCTTTTTGTACATCTGTTGTAAAACTTGCATCCCAGGTCATTTCATCTTTATGAAATGCACCGCCCTGGTATACCTGACAGGTTAAGTCGCCCGCAGTGGCGTCAATATCGTGTACCAGAATTGCAACTGGTGCCTCACTACCATCTATCGCACCTGTATCACATAGGATGAATTTTCCGCTGGCAGTAATACGGCCAAGCACGGCGCCGCGAACAAGATTTTGACCGGTGATTAAAGTGCCTGTGTCTGTAGCAATTGGTGGCGTGCTACCGGCAATCAAATCATCATTTACAAGGGTTTCAACTGTGGATTCAGCTGTCATGATTTTTACCTCTTAGGGTTTTATATTTAAGTTAAAGCCTTTCGGCTGGATTATTCCGTGCTTACTTTCTACCGGTAGCAGTTTTGTGAGCAGCGGTAATTCTTTGCGTATCTGTTAAATCACCAGCACCAACATCAGCACCAACTTCTGGCTTATCAACAGTTTCCATGATTTGTTTTAGTTTTCCGCCTTCGGTTTTTGCGTCGGCAGGCAGTTTGCCCAGTGTGGTTATAGCTTCATCGGCATCCACAGATGTCTCAGTAGCCAATGCAATGGCAGATTGCATACGGGATGCTGCAACTTCACTGGTGAGGATAGTTGCCATGCGTAAACGTTCTGCCGTTACTGCTGCAGTTTCAATTGCTTTAACAGCGTCATCTTTAAGCTCTTCTAATTGACCTTCTATAAACTGGCCTTCGATTAGTGATACTTCAGCACCTTCGACTACTGATGTGATTGCAGCGATAACATCAGATGATGGCATCGAAAGCCCGCCGACTGCAAGATTTATAACTTTGGTTTCGGCGCCAGCCGATTTTTTATTTTCAGTAGTCATGTTTTGCGTCTCCATAGACGTTGTTTTTTGTACACCTAACCGGTGCGTAGAGTTTTCCTGTTTTAATCTTTCCAGCAATGCATCACCGGTAGTGACCGAATCGACAAGTCCCGCTTCTATTGCCGCTTCGCCCATGTAGATTTCCGCCTGTGTATCAATAATGGCCTGCGCATCAATTGACCGATTATTTGATGTGACATTTACAAACATGTCGTAAATAGTGTTTATTTTTTCCTGGAATCTCGCGAGCACTTCTGCTGGCAGCGTTTCTTCCTGGTTGCCTTCAACTTTGCGATCACCTGCAAAAATAAAGGTCGGTTTTACACCGACACGTTGATTGAATTTTGAAAACTCGATATGTTTCATTACTACGCCGATAGAACCTGTCTGCCCTGTTTGCGTTGTGTGTATTTGTGTTGACCCTGATGCGATAAGATAACCGGCAGACGCCGCCATTTCTGAAACCAGCGCATGCGCGGGTTTTACTTCAGCCAGTTTTTTCCATTTGTCCGCCAGGTCAAAAGCACCGGCAACTTCGCCGCCGGGTGTATCAAAATTACCTAGCACAACTTTAACCTGTGGATCATTGCCTATGCGATCTATGCGCCGAGAAATTGTGTCGTAACTGGTAATGCCAGACAACGCATCCATAAAGCCGCCGCGATGAATCATGGTACCGAATATATTTAAAATACCGATGTTGCCGTCAACATAGTAACCACCGTCACGGTTGTATACTGCTGTATCCGGCACCTGGTACATGTTTGGCCTCTCATCATTTACTACGCTATCCGGCTGCATTGCTGGCAGGTCATTTGCCATTAACCCCATGCGTTGCAATAAAACAGTTGTAACAATATCCAGTCTTTGCGGCGTGACCAGTAACGGTGTATTAAATGCGCGGTCTGCTATTAATTCATACATATTGTTTTCTCTTTATATTTAATTTCAACTTTTTTTGTAATGCCAACAACACGAAAACAACCAACCGTTAAAACCCAATGATAACGAAACCAGATAACACCACAGTGTTTAAATCCAGCTTTGCCGTAACATCCGGGCATATACATCATGCGATAATCCAAAAAAAAAGCAGACGAAGCTGCTTTGTTATTTAAGTTGTTTATTTTTTTTACGCTGCCGGTGCTTCCGATGCCATGAACGCACGTAAATCACTCCGCGCAATACCAAGCTCTACTTTGCGCTCATTCTCAAACGCGATCTGCTCTAACACTTCTTCCCAGTCCAGACCACGTTTTGCACAGGCGTCTTCGAGCGTGAGTGTGCCCATGTCCATTTCGAGTTCATCAGCTTTACCTTCTTTCAAAGGATCAATCTGTCCACGGCCGGGACCGATCCAGCGACTGCGCACCCATGCGCCTTTTGCTTCGTAAAAATCTGGCGCACCTGGTGGAACCAGCGAAGGGTCTCTATCCAGTTCTTCTTCCAACCAGAGAGTGTAAATTTCTGTTGAAAATTTTGCGCCAATTAATTCACGACGACCGGTGAAATATTTCCATGCTTCTTGCAGGCCTGCGCGGGCGCCGGAATAATTTGTTGAACTGTAATCACGTGCGAGCTGCTCATACGTTAAATTGGTACCAGCGGCCATATGCCGTAAGAAACTTTTCTCAAACTCTGCAAAATTTGGACCAGGGTGATTAGATGGTGAAAAGTTGAGATGTTCACCTGGGTACAAATGCGGGATATTTACACCGCCAAGTTGTACTCGTTTACTATTGTCATTAAATCCAGCCAGCGCCTGCACTACACTGTCTGCAGCACCACCTAAATCATCGGCACCTAACGCATCAGCTGCTGCAACATAATTAAAATCTGTCTCGAATGTTGCCGCATACATACTGTTAACAATTGCCGCTTCTAATCCGGTGTCCTGGAATTTATCCAATTTAAACGCGGGCGCAATAATTGAGGCCATTTTTGTGATGCTGCGCGTCTGGCTTGCACGATCATGATCATAAATGTGGATGAAATTTTTACGCCCCCAGTTTTGACCATTCGGCAATGTGGCATAACGGGTTATACGGTCCCATTTGTATGTGTCAGTGCCCGAAAAACGCATATCACTTTCAATAGCAGAACGAATATTGTACGCAATAGGCTCTTCGTTAAAACCAAGTTCAACACCACCACGTAATTTAGCGGAATCATTTAAACCACCAGGATTACTTAATCGCGCCGGCTCAATCATTTTTATGTTCGTGCCGTACATATTGCCTCGATCTGCATCGAATCTTGCAATGGCTGTAATTTCGCCAGAAATTTCATACTGCGAATATGCGAGTAATTGCATCTGACCAAAATCCATGCGGCGTTCAGCATCGATAAAACAATCAGGCCCATAAGCCCATGTGCGAAATCTAGCTTCAAGTTTTCTAGAAATTTCTCGTGCCCATTCCCGTTTTTGACCCAATGCGCGCCAATCAGGTTTGGCAGCCAGGCGCAGGCCGGTACCGATAATATTGTCTTTTTTAACCTGTATGCTACCGGCAATTAATGCATAGTTACGTGAGAGATCATGCGCACGTGCAGAAACTCTTTTCATATCCGGTAATATTTCTGCATCTGCAGACCGCAACGCAGGCGACCATGATGCCATGTCACGTGTACCGCGCCCACCCTGATAACCGCCACCACTACCTATGACCGCACGGATAATTGGCTGACCTTTGGCATCAACAATCATAGAATTATTTTCGCTCATAGTTAACCGTGAAATTTAACTGCACCACGACGTGCAGGATTTAAACCAGATGAATTTGTTTCGCCACATTCAGCTTCTAACTCACGCACGTACTTTTTTAATGATGGAACCTGCGCTTCAGTGTAACTAATCGAGCGCCCATTAATCGTACCGCTTGCCATCTTCACACCGGTTTGCAATTTATGCAGCACTGACCTGGCTTCATTTAAATTTGTAATGCAATCTGCCATGGTTTACCCGTTTAATATTTGTGCTGCTTTAGCGATAGATTTACTTTTATTTTTTGCTTCTGTTTTCACTGCTTGATTATTATCAGTATCCACAGAATCGTTAACTTTTTCTACAGATGATTCGAACATGTCAGACTGTTTTAGTTTTAGCTCAACAGCGTCCCACTGTTGCGGTGTCATCAAATGCACTCGTTTTGCACGAGAGGCATGCTCTGCATATACCTCACAATCCAAGCCTTCGTTTTGCACACCGGATTTAGGTTGCCATATTTTTCTATTTCTAATTGTTTTGTGCGGCGCTTTAACTTCAGAAGTAATTTGTTCAAAATAATCAGTGCGCACAGTTTTATAAAAATGAAACCGGCCATAACCTTCCGCTTCCAGTTTTAGCTGACCTGAAATAAAATCTTTTGCTTTATTGGTACCAACAATATAAACCTTCACACCATGGCGGTCCGCTTTTGTTTGTTTTTTCGGGTTTTTATGATCAACAGATTTACGACCCGGTGTTACAAATATCTCAGGGTCCTGCTGTGCAGATGAACCCTTGATAGCCATTATAAGCATCTGTCTATATTTTTTGCTGCGAGTTCGCACCCAGTTATAAACAGCGTCAGATGTTGCTCCGTCCGACGAGTCAATTGAAATAGCACTTACTTCTGTCAGCCAACCTGCCACACTTTTAAACTTTGCAAAAACTAAATCACCAAGCGCTTGCCATACAGCATCATTTTTATCGATACAGGTTTTTTCTGCAGGCAATTCTCCCCAATAAATTAGCCATTTTTCAGCATCACGACCGTGCGCCCGGATAATAACCGCCAGCCGATCATGCTGAACATCGATGCCGACCGTTAATAATAGGCCGCCTTGCGGTATTATTAACTCTTGATACTCCTGTGCAACTTCACGCAGTTGGTCCGCATCTGCCTGATCGTCTTTATATTCGTATGGCCTACCTAATTTTGAATTAGTAAAAACGATGATTTTTGATTCATCACCGTTATTCTGTGCGTAATCAGCGTTTAATTTATCACGGACTAACGCCGCTAACGTACCACCAGGCATACAAACATAAAGCTCATTCAGCTCTGTAAAACCTGCAACTCCGTGAAATTCTTTTGTTGCTACCCAGCCGCCGTTTTCATCGCCTGCATCTAATGCCAAGTGAACAGTGCCACGGATGTTTTTCTTGCGCTGATAATCATCCCACGTGATGCCACAATGTGGACAAGCGTATAATGCACTGTCTGGATCTGCTCGCCCGAAGATTTTATGCTGAATCTTATCTTCATCTATTTCTATCCAACTGACATTATCAAAATCAAGCACGTGAGATTCACCACAATCATGGCACTCAATGGGCAATACTCGTGCATCGGATAGCTCTATTTCTTCTTCAATTGCTGACAGCCCTTTTAGTGACGGCGTGCCTCCAATCATAAATTTGGCGTTTTTTTTACGCTTCAGTCTTTCTTTTAAAAGTGATATTGCATCACCCTGTTGTTTTACATTGTCACTTGCATCGTCAGGTTCTTCGACAACAGCAAAACCAACTGATGATGTAGATTTAACAGAGCCTGGTGAATTCGATCCAACCAGTTTTAAAAATCCGCGCTTGAATTTTTTAAAATTTGCACGGTTGCCGGACGTGCGTGAACTGCTTGTATCAATCTTGTCACGCAGTACCGGCGTTGCCTGAATTGCCGGCACCAATTTTTCATCACTGAATTGCCGTGCATCTCCATCTTTTGCAAACATACCAATCATGTTGCATGGATCTACATCGATACGTTTGCCAAAACAACCAACAAGAAAATAAGTCCAGCCAATCTGCGCCGCTTTCATTAATGCAATCAGCGGAATATTAGGATCGTCAACTGCTGCTGCTATACCATAAAAATACGGCACATAATCAAGATCGTATTGCCCGGTTATATCACCCGCTTCATCGGGCAAGTGAAACTCATGGTTCAACCATTGAACCGTTGGAATATTTTTAACCGGCTGGAAAATCTTCCCCGAGATCAGTAATACGCTTGCCAAGTTTTTCTGCGTAACTGCTAATGCGGGCATTTGAAGGGCTAACAAAATTATTCACCAGGTCATCATCGATGCTTATATCAAATTTAGTTTCAATTTCATGCACCAATGATTTAATGCAATTATCCATTTCACGAACTGTAAAATCAGCCCATTCAACAAGCACGGCCTCAGCTTCAGCAGCTTGTATCAACGTACCAATTTTTACATGGTAATCAACCAGGCCATTAGCAGACTTTACTTTTTCAGATTCAATTCTTGCTTTAGTTAACGATGCATGGTCATCACCACCACGGCCAGCCGCACCCTGGCGCAAATCTTCACAATAAGTTTTTATCCATTGAACAAGAGACTCACCAGGTCGTAATGTTTTACCAACGTGTTTAGCGATAGCCTGCTGTGAAACACCGACCAGCCTGGCAAATGCTGACTGTGTGGCTTTTTTCTCCAAACAAGAAAATTCAGATTCATATTCAGCCATTATTAATATTTCTCAAGAAACAAAATTAAAGATAAAACCATTAACAAGAAACACCAGCATAATTACAACCCCACATAGCACCTCGTCTCTGCACACAAACCGGGATGCGAATTACCCGTACAGCTTAGAAGGCCAGGGAGTACCTAAAAAGTTTTAATGACTGCTATGCTATGTATCAAACGTCATACCTATACCTGCGCCTGCGTCTGTAAATCTTTTTACCTCATGGTTGCTAACGCTAACCGAATAGATTTATCAAAGTTCTTTGCGAATTTGCTATTTACTACAGATAAAACTATCTTATAAAAAAGTAAACGCTTTTCATACCGCACAGTTTTTTCAAACGCAACAATCAACTTAACTTGTGGATTACGCTTACCACCAAACCTTTGCCATACTCCAGTGACGCCGCGCATTGTTGCAATGAATTGATTCTTACCTTTTATCAACCCACTCTTACGACCTGGTATATTGCCAAACTTATTTAGTTTTTTATTCTTTGTTGGTACACCAGTGCCAACGCCTGATATTCTGCGAACGCCACCATCAATCTGCCACTTCAGGTATTCGGCCTGTACCGGCTTAACAAATACTTCAGATATTAATTTTCGTTTAGTTGCTCGTTTAACACCAATAGCACCTCGGGTAAACTTCGTTGGCCTATCTAGCTTTTGCGGTATCTGTCTGGTTACAGCACGTTGCGCGTCCCATGCAGTGTCAGTTAACGCTTTAGCAGCAGCAAAAGGTATTTGCTTTCGCTGCAACCTGGTTAACTGTTTCTGCACATCTTTAATGTTATGACTTATATCAATTGAAAAACCACCAGCCATTACATTCACCCACAAAAAAAGCCCGCGAGATTCGCAGGCTTTCGATTAGTTAGCAGAGTTTTGTGTCAACTCGCTCACAATAGCTGCATTTATACCATTTTTGGGGGCACACATTCAAGGTTTTTTTTGAGAAAGTTGAAATCTTTTTTAGCATGGTTATTAATTGCACTGGTATGCGCTTCGTATCGATGATGCAAATTGTTTAACATTTCTGCCATTTTACGGCGTGATACCGCTATGCTTAATCGCTTTGATAGAATCCGCGCTTGTGAATCCCGGCTGTGGTCTGACATAACATAAACAACTATGGCCAACATTTTTAAATCATACGGCATGGCTAATAAAACTGATTCAGTTGTTTCAATGCCCGCTGATATGTATTGCTCTTGAATAACACAGCCTTTGCTACCAGTGCTAAACCCATCAGTGCCAAACTTCATCATTTTGTACAACATCGATTCCTGTTTAAATCCTAAGTTAAATCCATTCCCCGTCATTGCCTGACCCCATGTTTTTAATTTCTGATCCACCCAATCAATCATAACGTAACCTTTTTTATTTTTTAAATAAATCTTATGGAAAATATTGGTATAGGGTACAAATAGACCCTATACCAAACCCTATACCAAGATACGGCC